TGCTGATCCGAACATTTTTTCGACGGCGCAGCGTATTCAGCTGGCGCAGGCGCAGTTGCAGTTGGCGCAGCAGGCGCCGAACATGCACAACATGTACGAGGCCTATTACCGAGTGTATGCCTCGCTGAATGTGCGGGACATTGATGGCATTTTGCGGCCGCAGAACACGCAGATGCCGAAGGACCCGGCGCAGGAGAATGCGGACGTGTTGGACAACATGACGCTGAAGGTATTTGCCGGTCAGCAGCATGACGCGCACATCCTGTCCCACCTGATGATGGGGCTTTCGCCGATGTTGCAGGCGTTGCCGCAGGCAGCAATTGAGTTGCAGAAGCACATTCTGGAGCATGTTCGGATCAAGGCGGAGGAAGACACGGCGGCAGAGTTGTTCCTGCAGTACGGAACTGATCCTGACAAGATGGTGTCTGATCTGCAGCGCGAGGCGCTGATCGCGATCAAGGCGACGCAGTACTTGCAGCAGGTGCGAGACATGCAGAATGGCCTGACGGGGCAGAATGATCAGCCTGACCCGGTGGTGTTGTTGAAAGAGAAGGAGATCGCGATTCGGGCGCAGGCCGAGCAGAATCGGGCGGCGGAAGCCAAGGCCAAGTTGAGTTTGGATTCGCAGAAGGCGCAGCAGAACATGCAGATGGCGCAGGCCCGCATCGCGTCGCAGGAGCGGATAGCAGGACAACGGGCTGGCACGGCGCGTGAGCGTATTGTGGCAGCGGATTTCATGCAACGGAGACGAGACAATGCCCCTCAAAAAAGGCAGTAGCAAGAAGGTCATGGGCGAGAACATCAGTGAGATGATCCGCAGCTACAAGAAGACGGGAAAATTGGGCACCAGTAATCCGAAAAGTGTGAGGCAGGCCAGCAAGCAGGCGGTAGCGATTGCCTACGATAAGGCAGGGAAGGCGCGGAAGCCCAAGATGGCCGCAAGAGGGGGCGAAATGAAAAAGCCCAAGGGTGCCTTTATGATGGTGAAGCGTAGAGACGCCGATCAGAAGACTGCGATATATTGAGTAACGGGTTCTCGGGGGCACCTTAAGCCCCCGCTTTCATGGAATGTCCATGCTGAAGTTTTCAGAAAGCATATTGCGTGATCTCGACAAGATGATCCGTGACACGGAACAGATGGTGCTTGGCGGCGGAATCGCCGACATGGAGCGCTATCGTTTCCTTATGGGTCGTCTTGAGGGGTTGAAATTCGCACAGCAGTCCGTGAAAGACACTTTGAAGAAGTACACGGATGACGATTTTTAACCCCCAAGAGGAGATTGACGTTGAGTGAGCCAATGACAGAGCTGGAGAGGCTACGCAGGCAGCGAGTGCTTGAGCAAGAGAACCGAGTCAAGACTATGGCGGAGGTTTTCGATGACAAGGGCAAGCTGGACACTGAGGTGTTGGAATCTGCGATGTCGCACATCCCCCAGCCCACCGGGTGGCGCATTGCGGTGCTGCCTTACCGTGGGGCCTCCCAAACCAAGGGAGGCATTGCCTTGACCAAGGAAACGCAGGATAGGACGTCGATTGCGACGACCTGCGCTTATGTTCTCCGTGTAGGCCCGCTGGCCTACAAAGACGAGAGTAAGTACCCGAACGGGCCGTGGTGCAAGGAAGGGGATTGGATTGTTTTTGGCCGGTATGCTGGCGCCAGAATTCAGATTGATGGGGGAGAAATCCGTATTCTGAACGATGACGAGATCATTGGGGTGGTGAACAGCCCTGATGACATTCTGCACTTCTAGGAGGAAGACTATGAACGCGCAAGGTGAATTTGATATTGGTAAGGACGAAGAACCGAAGACGGTAAGTCTGAGTGCAGACGGCACGGAGGCGGAGGTTGTTGAAAAAGAGCAGCCGCCGGTTGTTGAGACGCTGCCCGATGACAAGAGAGAGCATCGGCAGGAGCTTGAGGCTTATGGATCAAACGTCCAGAAGCGGATTGACAAGTTGACGGCTCGGTTACGGGAAGCGGAGCGTCGTGAGACGGCGGCTTTGGACTATGCCAAGAGTGTGCAGGGGCAGAAAGAAGAACTGGAGCGGAAATACCACGCCACGGATTCTGCTCGTCTGACCGAGGCCAAGAGTCGCATTGATTCGCAGATGCTGGCGCTCAAGCAGGTCATCCGCAAGGCCCGGGAAGAGGGGGACTTGGACACGGAGACGGAAGCGCAGCAGCGGTTGGCGACGCTTGCTGTGGACCAGTCCCGGGTTATTGAGGCCTCGGTCCGCCGGCCGCCGGTACAGCAGGAGCAGCCTGTTGCTCCGCAGCCCACCTATCAGCAGCCGCCGCAGGCGGCTCCGCCGGCACTTGATCCGCGTGCTGAGGAATGGGCAGAAAAGAACACGTGGTTTGGTCGTGACGTGGTCATGACGAGTGCTGTTCGTGGGATTCACATTGAACTGGTAAAAAATCAGGGATTTGACCCCACCTCAGATGAGTACTATGATGAAATCGATCGTAGGATGCAGGGCATGTTCCCGGAACGGTTCGGCCGGCAGACTACCTCGCAGCAAACGACAACCAGAAGCTCTCGTCCCGTGCAAACGGTAGCTTCTGCAAACCGGGCGACCGGAGCAGCACCAGCACGCAGGCTCGTCAAATTGACCCCTAGTCAAGTAGCGATTGCCAAAAAATTGAATGTTCCTCTTGAGGAATATGCCAAATACGTGAAGGAGTGAGTATGACTGACGATATCCTGAATGTGCCCACATTGAATCGCGCCACCCGTAGTGCCAGCACGCGGGAAAAGACGACGCGCCGCAAACCATGGGCTCCTCCGTCACGTCTGGATGCGCCTCCCGCGCCTCCGGGATACCAGCACCGCTGGATTCGCACTGCAGCAGGGAATCAGGAAGACCGCAGCAACGTGGCAGGCAAGCTCCGCGAGGGGTATGAGTTTGTCCGTGCTGATGAGTATCCGGATTTCCAAGCGCCTGTTGTAGAAGATGGGCGTCACGCGGGCGTGATCAGCGTAGGGAGTTTGGTGCTTGCTCGTATTCCCGATGAAACGGTGAAGGAGCGCAATGATTACTACCAAGCCCGGGCACGGGACTTCCAGAAGTCGGTAGACAATGAGATGCTGAAGTCGAATCAACACGACAGCATGCGCATTGAAAGGCCGAATCGGTCGTCCAAGACCTCGTTTGGTAGCTCTCAAGCATAGTCAAATCAACTTTTTAAAGGAAAAGACAAATGGCAAATGTAGATAAAGCCTTCGGTCTGCGTCCTCTTGGCAACCTTTCTGCTACTGGTGCTCAGAAACAGTACGGTTATCAAATCGCAGACAACCAATCTGGCGCTATTTTTCAGGGTGACCTTGTCACGCTGAAAGATGGTTACATCATTCAGTTCGACCCGGCCACGCATACCGCAGCGGTAGGTGTGTTCAATGGTTGCAACTATATTGACCCGACGTCGGGCAAGCCGACGTGGAAGAACTACTATCCGGGTTCTGTCAACATCACGCAGGGAGTGATCACTGCGGATGTGCTTGACGATCCGAGTCAGTTGTTCATCATCCAGAACGACGGAACGTCTGCCGATAGTAACTACGGCAAGAACGCAGACATCGTTGTGGGCAGTGGTAACACTACTACCGGCGTGTCGGGAAACGAGCTTGACACTTCCACCATCGCAACTACTGCTGCGCTGAACCTGAAGATCATTGGCCTGTACAACGTACCGGGCAACTCTGTTGGGGAATTCGCTGTTGTGGTCGTCAAAATCAACGAACACCTGTACGGAAGTGCAGGCGTCGCTGGCCAGTAAGGGAGACTGACACATGGCAATTTCACGCGCGCAACTTGTTAAAGAACTTGAACCCGGCCTAAACGCTTTGTTTGGTCTGGAGTACAAGAACTACGAAAACGAGCATGCCGAAATCTACGACATCGAATCTTCTGACCGTGCGTTTGAAGAAGAAGTGATGGAATCGGGTTTTGGCGAGGCCCCGGTGAAAACTGAAGGTGCAGGTGTCTCTTACGACAGTGCACAGGAAGTCTACACCGCTCGTTATACCCATGAGACCATTGCACTGGCCTTCTCCCTGACGGAAGAAGCAGTCGAAGATAACCTCTACGACCGCCTTTCTGCCCGTTACACGAAGGCGCTGGCCCGTTCGATGGCTCAGACCAAGCAGATCAAAGCAGCGGCCGTGTTGAACGGTGCATTCACTACCTCCACGGGTGGTGATGGCAAGCCGCTTTGTGCTACGGATCACCCGACCCTTTCCGGTCCGGACCTCCGTAACGAGCTTACGGTTCCTGCCGACCTGTCGGAGACCTCTCTGGAACAGGCATTGATCGACATCGCAGCGTTCACGGATGAACGTGGCCTGAAGATCGCCGTGCAGGGTCTTAAACTGATCATCCCGAAAGAGCTGCAGTTCACGGCTGATCGCATCCTGAAGTCCACTCTGCGTGTAGGCACTGCAGACAACGACATCAACGCGATTAAGAACATGGGCATGCTGCCGCAGTCATACACGGTCAACCACTTCTTGACTGACCCGGATGCGTACTTCATCAAGACGGACGCCCCGAACGGCATGAAGATGTTCCAGCGTGTAGCCATCAAAACTGGTTTTGAAGGTGACTTCGATACCGGCAACGTAAGGTACAAGGCGCGTGAGCGGTATTCGTTCGGCTTCAGCGATCCGCGCGGTATCTTCGGCTCGCCCGGCGGTTAATCCTTGGTGGGAGCTGCTTCAAAAGGGGGACTTCGGTCCCCCTTTTTTTTTCGTCTGGTTGCTGTATGATCGTGCTATTCCCGGGACAACCGGGGGAGCAGACGGCCCGGGCCGACGACATGCAGACTGCCCCCTAACTCGCATGTGAGGACACTCCGATGGCTAACACCCGTTTTTCTGGCCCCGTACTCTATTCTGGCTCCAACAACACCACCTACTTCAGTGGCTTGGGGCAAATGCCTATTGGCATCAATCCCGCTTATTTTTCGATTGTTGATGACTTCACAGGCATCGCAATCGACACAACGAACAACTGGACTGTAGTCAAAGACTCCAGTGCCGCAGTCGCCATCGTAGCCGACACTGTAGGTGGGGAAGTCGCACTGACCTCTGCTGCTACCACTGACAACGACGGTGCTTCCATCCAAGGCAACGAGATTTTTGCGGTTGCTACTGACAAGGTCATTTTTTTCCAGACGCGCCTGAAGTGCAATGACGCGGATCAGACTGATATTTGTGCAGGGTTGACGGTGAACTTTGCCACCAACCCGGAAAACATGCTGACAGCTGCAGATCGCATTGTTTTTCAGGTAGATGACGGCAATGCCTCTATTCTTTGCAAGACAGAGAAGAACG